CATACAAGAAACTTACATTAGAAGTTAATAAGTTAGAAGATCTAGACTGGTTTAAGAACTACTCTGCAACTACATTCAGACAAAAGTCTTACTCACTTGACGAAGTAAACGAAATCATCTACAAGTCACAACTCAAGATGATCGAGAAGCATGGTGATGGATGCATCTTAAACGACAAAGTCATCAATCCAAAAAAAGTCAAGTGTAGATGTGGTCTCTCGGTACTAGAAGCTTACATGGATACTCATAAAGAACGATACTGTAGAATGAACGCAGTTGAACTTGATATTGAAGACTTAGAATAGCCGTATCAGGCCGGCTTGCCTGACTTAATTATTGTAACTTTTTTTTCTAAAATTATAAACATGGAACCTGATTTGAGATCAGTACTCAAGAAATCCTTACTTAATGAAAGCTACGGAGCTGGAGCTGTTGGTGGAAAGATGAAGAAAAAGCCTAAGAAGGCAAAACCTGATGATAAACTTAAGTCACTAGTAAAGCAAATGGTGAAAGAAGAAATGGCTCAAGGTGCTGGAATGCGAATCACTGTGACGAAGAAAAAGAAGAAGTCGAAGAAAGGTGGATTTATTGGCAAACACCCAATGGATTATACTGGTGGTTGTGATGATTGCTGTAAGCACTGTGGTGGACTTTTAGCTGGTGGTCCAGTAGGTGGAACAGAATACGTGAAAAAATGTAAAACTGTGAGAAAAAAGGCTAAACCAATGAAGCAGTTATTCCCACATCAATCTGCGATGAAAGCACTTACTGGTGTAAAGTTCAGTAACAAGAACCTCAGGATGTCAGCAGTTAGTGCTTTGGCTAACACACTATTCGATGAAAATTTATCAGTTGCTAAGAATGCAAAGGTCATGAGGGAGGAATTCATCAAAACTATCTTACCTGATTTCGCTGAAAGAGGTTGGATCGTCAGTATTCCAGAATCATTTCAATAACATGGTTAGCCAGTACGCGCGTTCATCGAAATCGATGAACTCTTGCGCGTGGTTAATTTTATCTTTTTTAACTCATTATAAAATGGATTATTCGTTGAATAATGAAGAAGTTGCTAATATTGCAGGTAAACAGGTAACGATGATACCATACACTGATATTCATCTGTATAGTAATTTAGAAGACCTATTCGCAACCAACTGCGTGTTACTAAACTACTTGTCGAAGAAGAATTATGGTCACTGGGTTGGTCTCTACATGGACGCGCCGTCTCGTCATCGACATATCGATGACTTGGGCAAGACCACAGTTACGTTCTTCGATTCATATGGTAGATTACCTGATGATCAACTTGAATTCATACCAATGAAATACAGAATTGAGTCAAACCAAGATTATCCGTATTTAGTGAGATTAATCAAGAAATGGGTAGATGAGCCGGGTCACGCCGGCTTGCGTGAGGTACACTATAACGATGAGCAATTCCAGCGATACTCAGGTAAAATCACTACTTGTGGTAGATGGGTTGGATTCTTCTTACGATATGCTGATTCTTCTACAGTTGAGGAGTTTCAAAAAAACTTCAATGACGCTAAGGATAAACACTTTAAGCAAAATCCTGCTAATTCGTTAACTAAAGATATGTTCTTCGATAGGCTAATAGTTAAACTTACTGATCCATACCTGTGAGCATAGGCGGCGTACTCCGCCTTATTTAGTCGGCTTGCGCGTTGCGTTACGTCCTGCTAATCGTTTTTTAACGCTGACATCTACATCACCTATAAGATAAGCACCTTTCTCATGGAATATGTAACATGGATAATTCTTATGTAGTGTAACCCATCTAGATGGTAAGTTGAGCACTCGCTGTATTTGATCTTTAGTCAAACCACCATAACTCTTCAAGAAATTCTGGATTTGATAAGTAGAACCAGATCTTGGGTAAAATGTAACTGTTTGTGCCTCATTGATCATGCCACGAGTTTGATTATAGTTCATCAATAAATGTGATGTTGCAGCAACTGATACTCTGTCATGACGACCAATTTCCATACAGTCATCACGCAACTTCTGTACTGCCTTTAGCAACTTGTTATCAGAGATAGTGTCAATATCGTCAAACACAACTAAGCAATCGCTGAACTCAGATACATTAATTGGATTGTCAATGATGTTTTCAGTAGTGATTTCTATCCTAAGTGGATTATACCTATCAAATGCTGGATCAACAACAACCTTTGACACAATAACAATACGGTTATCAGGAAATGTCTTCCTATAATTCTTGATGTATTTACCTATATAAGTCGATTTACCAGCACCAGATGGACCAGCTACATATAGCACATCACGCTCGTTGCGTAAGTTAGGCATTGGTTCAAGTGATCCATCGATGATCATAAACTCAGTTTCAGCTCTTTTCTTGGCTTTGTCTATCATTGATTTTGGTACTTGGAAATCATTACGCTTAAGTCCAGCACGCGAGTTGAAATATTGCTCAATTTCATCTTCAGAGATAAAGTCAAATATGTCAATGTCTTCATTCTTACGATATGCGTCTTCATGTAAATCATTATCACTTGATAACACTAAGTTGATTGATGAGTACTTTTTATTGTTAACTATCTTTGCGATAGGGATACCTGCTTTTGTAGATAACATTTTGTATTATTCAGAGAACTATTTACTATGAAGAAAAATATTATTTTTATAATGCGCTAGCCGGCGCATATCCGGCTTTTTTTTATTTTTATGTGTTTCCAATCAAAAGAGAAATGGCACAGAGAAACGTGATCTATAGACAAGACAGTAGCATGATAGACCGTGACCCAAAAGGTAGTAAACTCAATATCAAAGACAGAAATGTCGTTAGTGGTGTTGATGTTAGATTACAAAATCCAGATAATGTGTATGTAGACGTACAACTGTCTAATGATACTGATGGTATCAAAATTGCACAATATTCAACTACTCGTAGTAACCCAATAGTATCAAAAGCTAATGACTACTATTTAGCAGTTGCTAGATTCGAGATACCCAATAATGATATCCCACTGTTCATATTCAAAGACAATACATATGCTGTAACAATGGTCAATGGAGGTGTGAGTTCGAAGGTATTCCTTCAATATGTAACTCCACCTGGAAATATAAGTAAATCAATTTACGCTATCCAGACATTCCTAGACTCATTGAATGATGCAATCACCACTGCATGTGGTGATGTAGGTATTGCAGATATACCAAGAGTGTATCTTAATCGTGACAATCAGTTACAAGGTATAAAGTTCTCCACTAATCCTAACTGGCTAGGAGCAACTACAACACCTGTATGGCAAATGTGGATGAATTGGGAATTATTCTACTTTTTCCAAACTATGCAAGTATACTTCGCTGGTGCGTTCGATCCACCAAGTGGATTAGCATACAAGATTATCGTAAAGGATAATTATGATGGAAATTATACAGTAGGAACTGGTTATAATATGACACAAGAAACACCATTGCTTTCGCTATACGTGTCCATATTGAATATCATAATCGCTACTACCACTCTCCCAGTCAACGCTGAGTTGATTGCTATTAAACAAGGTGATACTTCATCATCTTTCAATACTATCGCTGACTTTGTACCTGGACAAGTGGCAAACTACTCTGACAATTTTACTCCTTATATTTACAATCCTGCATTTTATCGATTGGTTGATCTCTTATCGAACGGACCTTTGAACAAATTGGATTTTTCGATCTATTACACGGATGCTGATGGAAATGTATCTCCACTCTATCTACTTCCGTCACAAAAAATGACAATCAAGTTCATCTTCGTAAAGAAGTCACTATACAATAATGAGTACAATTAAAGCGTCATGCCGCTTCACCACGTAAATTGGTACACCCGCAAGCCGGCGGGTTCCGGCTTTTTAAATTTTTTTGTTCGCTTCTACTAAAAAAGTACGAATGACAGATCAGATCTTTAAGGTACTCGACCCACGTGTCGATCTAAGAAAACCAACTAAATATGCTATCGAGGATGGTGCTAGACTAGTTAACTTCGAAGTATCAAACACTGCTTCATCTGGTGCAGGAGGAAGTTCATTGACATGGACTAACGCTGATCCACCAGGTCCTGGAGTAATTATTGATAAGAAAATCATCGTTGCTATGACTTACAAGATCACTATGACAAGAACTTCTGATGGAGCTGATGCTGGTCAACCTGTTATTGGTTATACACCATTGATTGATCCAAACACAGGATTACCTTATGCTTATCCAACTGACAAAGTTCGTGCCTTAGGTACAGATGGTCCACGATTCTTGCCAATTGCTCAAACTACAAACGTGTGCAATGTCACTATTAATAATGCGTCTGCTAATGGACAACTGTATGATTACATTGATCCACTTATGCGATACACTGCTGGTCGTGATTACGCTGAAACTCAACTATCACTTGCTCCAAGTCTTCAAGATCAATATCAATCATATGGAGACTTCTTTGATCTTGGTGCTGGACGCAATGTATTAGGAGCTTATGGTGAAAATCCATATGAAACTAATCGTGGCGGATATCCTTTGATTTACATTTACGAGAACGAATTGAGTACTGGAGTACTTGGGTCTGTAACTAAGGCCACCGTTTATTTAACATCTTATGAACCAATCTTCATCTCACCTTGTGACTTTGGTTACAGTAATCAACGTGGATTCTTTGGTGTTAATACTTTCCGTATTACAATCAATACTACTGGTGATCTTAATCGAGTATGGTGCCATAACGCTAATCCAGACAAAGGTGGATGGCCATTAACATCGATTTCTGTACAAATTGCCGGAGGAAACAATATGAGTCCATATCCTGGAGGTATTACTTATTCTAATGGTATTCAAACTGGATTACCAGCTCTGTATTTTACTTATTTAACACCAAAAGTATTGGAACAACCACCACAATTCAACGTTTATCCTTATTATTATTTGGATGATCAAGTGTTTGAGGACGTTCCCGGTCCAATTGGTCCATACCAACCAGGTAAATATAAGACCAATTCATTCAATCTTGATTCAGTTCCTAAGTATCTGTATGTATTTGTTCGTAGATCTAATTCTACACGAGATTATACCAATACCGATACTTATGCATTTATTGATAATCTTAGTATCACATTTGCCAACAATCCTAACCAACTTTCTAATGCTCAACCAAGTCAACTTTATTCTATGTCTGTGAAGAATGGATGTAAATTGTCTTGGGCTCAATGGTCTAAGTACGTTGGTTCTGTTGTATGTATTGACTTCTCACAAGATATCTCACTTCCTGATGACATGTTTGTTGGTATGCGTAATCCAAATGCTCAACTTTCAGTCCAAGTTTCATGGAGAAATCTTTCTAGCGAGACAATTAGTTTCTCTGTCTATTGTATTCCATCTTACGCTGGAGTATTTGACATTACTGCTGGTCAAGCTCAAGCTTTATCTGGTATTGTGTCACTACAAGACTATGTTAGTGCTAAAGACATTCATACTCTTGATTATGTTGATGCGCACAACTTCTATGGAGGTAACTTCTTCTCCAAACTTCGAGATGTTTCATCAAGGTATGGACCAAAGGTTGCTAAATCAGTGGCAAAATATTTACCTGAAGCAGCTAAATACGTAGCTCCTGTTGTTGCACCACGATTTGCTCCAGAAATTGAGAAAGGAGCTGAAATTGCATCTGACCTTATCTCTAACCTAGTTGGAGCAGGTTACACTAAAGCACAAGCAAAAAAGATGATCAAGGATGGAACTTATGTTAATGTTTTCAAGAAGAAACCAGTGAAGAAAGGTGGAGCTACTATGTCTAAGAAGAAGATGAATGACACACTTCTGTCTCGTGCAATTGGCTACTAGATGAGCGTCATGCCGCAGTCCATCATATATATGATGGACGTAACCACGATAATTTAAGCGCGTGTGGTTCACTGACCGCTGTGACTTTTAATTTTTTTGTTTCCTTTTTTATAAAAGATGTGGAATGCTTACACTACTATTAATCCTGCTCTACCTAGTAGGGACATCAGAGTGAGAGATTTAACTGTTGATGGATCAATCAACTACACTAATTACAGCACTTTTAGTGCAACTGTTACACAAGAAAGTGGTACTACGTCTATTGTGCAGATCGCTGTGTTAGAAATTGGTGATATTATTAATCTTTACATTCCTCAAATGTCATCAAACGCTGTTTTCACACAAGCATTCAAATCAATTCCAATTCCAGTTGCTTATCGTCCAACTATTTCTGGATTAGCACAACCTGTGTATACAAGTCAAAACAATGTAAAAGCTGTTGGTGTTGCAGTATTTGATGCAGT